GAGTTCCACAACTTGGAAAACGTTCTTCGTGAGATTCCTTACGCTGAACAGGAAGCATTCTACTTCGGTTTCGATGCTCCATCGATTACCTCTGCAACTAACGCAGACTGGTAATAAAGACTGTGCTGGGCAAACACATTAAACTGCCCACCTTAAACTTTCACCTCTAACATAAGGATCTTATGAGTTACGCTGGGCTACACGTTCATACACACTATTCGCTGTTTGATGGAATTGCCACACCACAGGAATATGTGGATCGTGCCGTAGAGCTGGGTATGCCAGCAATTGCAATCACAGACCACGGAAGTCTTTCGGGACACCGTGAATTATATCGCTCTGCTAAAGAAGCTGGGATTAAGCCAATTCTTGGTATTGAGGGGTACATTACCAAAGACCGATTAGATCACACAGATAAAAAAGATAAGAATGATCCTCTAGATCTTAACTATAACCACCTCATTATTCTTGCAAAGAATACAAAAGGTCTTGAAAACCTAAACAAACTAAACGAGCTTGCTTGGACAGAGGGTTTCTATAAAAAGCCTCGCATTGACTGGGAGATTCTTGAACAGTATAAAGAGGGTCTTGTAATTACTTCTGGCTGTTTGTCTGGGGTATTGGCTAAAGCTATTGAATCAGATAATCTAGCCTATGCTAAAGAACACATTAAGTGGTGTAAGGATACGTTTGGTGAAGACTATTACATTGAAGTAATGCCACATAATCCTGCAGAAGTAAATAAGATGCTACTTGAGCTTGCAGACGAATTTAGCATTAAGCCTGTAGTCACGCCTGACTGCCATCACTCTGATAAGAGTCAAAAAGAAATTCAGGAACTTAAGTTAATCCTTAACTCATACTCAAATAAAACTGTTATAGATTCAACATACAACGGTACAAAGAAGTATGACAACCTTATGGACAAACTTGATTATCTTTATGGTGAAGACCGTCAAATGTCATTTAATAAGTTTGATATTCATTTGTTGTCCGACGAAGAAATGCACAGTGCTATGAAAGCTCAGGGCATTGACCGTGAGGATATGTATAAAGCAACAATTGAAATCGTTAATAAGATTGAAGATTATGACATTCAGGACTACCGTGACCTACTGCCTGTACAGTATCAGGACCCAGACGGAGAGCTCCTCAGCCTCGCTCTAGAGGGCTTAAAGGCTAAGGGACTAGATCAGAACCAGGAATATATTGATCGCCTTAACGAAGAGCTGACGATCATTAAGGACAAGAATTTTGGTCCATACTTCCTTGTTGTACGCTCTATGATTGCTTGGGCTAAGAAAGAGGGAATTATGGTTGGACCAGGACGTGGTTCATCTGCTGGCTCTCTCTTATGCTATTCACTTGGTATTACAGACATTGACCCTATCATTCACGGTCTTCTGTTCTTCCGATTCATTAACCCAGAGCGTAATGACTTTCCAGATATTGATACAGATATTCAGGACACACGACGTGAAGAGGTAAAGGACTATCTAGTTCGTCAGTACCGTCACGTTGCATCTATTGCTACGTTCTTGCAGTTCAAGGATAAGGGTGTTGTGCGAGATATTGCTCGTGTTCTCAATATCCCACTCCCTGACGTTAATAAAGTTATGAAACTTGTTGATACTTGGGAAGACTATTGTTCTTCATCATCAACAGCAGAATTTCGTGAAAAGTATCCAGAGATTGAGAAATACGGAGAACAACTCCGTGGTCGTATCCGTGGTACTGGTATTCACGCTGCTGGTGTTGTTACATCTAAAGAGCCTATCTTTAAGTTTGCTCCAATGGAAACTCGTACAGCACCAGGAACTAAAGAGCGTATTCCTGTTGTTGCGGTAGATATGACAGAAGCAGAACGTATTGGTCTTATTAAGATCGATGCTTTGGGACTTAAAACACTATCTGTTTTGCAGGATACACTTGCAATCATTAAAGATCGTGAGGGCAAAGATATTGACCTTCTTAAGATTGATACAGAAGACAAGAATGTATATGCTATGCTTTCAGATGGATTTACTAAGGGTGTATTCCAGTGTGAAGCCACACCGTATACTAACCTACTGGTCAAGATGGGTGTGAAAAACTTCAACGAACTTGCAGCCTCTAACGCTCTTGTTCGTCCAGGTGCAATGAATACTATTGGTAAAGACTATATTGCTCGTAAACACGGTAAGCAAACCGTATCATATCACCACCAAGTTATGAAACCATTTACTCAGGATACCTACGGATGTATCTTGTATCAGGAACAGGTTATGCAAGCTTGTGTGGAACTTGGCGGTATGACTATGGCTACTGCTGATAAGGTTCGTAAGATTATTGGTAAAAAGAAAGATGCCAAAGAGTTTGATCAATTCAAGAGTGAATTTGTAAAGGGTGCTTCACGTTACTTGTCTCCAAATTCTGCAGAAGACCTATGGCACGACTTTGAAGCACACGCTGGTTATTCATTTAATAAGTCACACGCCGTAGCATACTCAACGCTTTCTTACTGGACTGCTTGGTTAAAGTATTACTACCCAATTGAGTTTATGTTTGCTCTTCTCAAGAACGAGAAGGATAAGGATGCTCGTACAGAGTACCTTATTGAAGCAAAGCGTATGGGCATTCCAATCAAGTTGCCACACGTTAATGATTCAGATGCTGACTTTAAAATTGAGGGCAAGGGCATTAGGTTTGGACTTAGTGGTATTAAGTTTATTAGCGATAACATTGCAGAAAAGTATATTGCCGCTCGTCCATTTAACTCATACAAAGAGCTAGAAGAGTTTTCATTTGGCAAGGGTAATGGAGTTAACTCTCGTGCATTGTCAGCCTTAAGACTAATTGGTGCTGCTACATTTCCAGACCAACCTCGTAATGATCAGGAGATTCGTGAGAACCTTTATGAATACTTAAATCTACCAGAGTTTAATACAGCAATTCCTCAGCACTATCACGCATTTATTAATGATGTTGAAGAGTATGAAGAAAAAGGTTCTTTTATTATTATGGGTATCGTTAAGGGTATCAAACGAGGTAAGGGCTGGTCAAGAGTAGAGATACTAGACAAGACAGGTGCTATTGGTATCTTTGATGAAGAGCAGTCTAAAGTTGAGGCAGGACGTACTTACCTCATTCTTGCAAGTGATAATCGTATTGTCACAGCAATCCCTGCAGATGAAATTAAAGGTAATGATTCAGGGCTTGTGAAAATTCTTAATTACCGTATGCTACCATATACAGACGACCAGTTAATGGTTGTGTCATTCAGACCACGCATTACTAAGGCTGGCAAAAAAATGGCATCAATGGTAGTGGCAGACTCATCACGAGAACTGCACTCAATTACAATCTTCCCAACTTCATTTCCTAAAGCATATATGAAGATCAAGGAAGGTAATGTATATAAATTCTCTTTTGGTAAAACAAAAGACGGAACAACAATAATGGAGGATGTATTCGATGTTTGATGAAGTAACAGAACACTTGCACGAGATTGCAGTTGAAAAAGGATTTTGGGATCCAGTAGTGGGCTTTCCTACGCAAGAACAAACTGATATTTTTATGACCAAGCAGTTAATGATGATCGTATCAGAAGCTGTTGAAGTTATGGAGGCTATCCGTAAGTCTAAGGGTCCAGAAGAGATCGCAGATGAAATGGCAGATATTCTTATTCGCACGTTTGACTTGTATGCAGGTCTACGTGAGTTTGAGTACACACACGTCTCGCTTGACGAGGCATTTGAAAAGAAAACAGCATTTAATAAAACACGACCAGAGAAGCACGGAGTAAAATTCTAATGACAGTAACAGTATATACAAAAGATAATTGCGTACAGTGTGAAGCAACCAAGCGACACCTAGACAAGCTAGATATTCCATATAGCACAATCAATATCACCAATGATATTAGTGCTCTTGATAAGTTAATTTCGCTTGGATATCGTTCAGCTCCTGTAGTAGTTGCAGGTAATGAAAGTTGGGCAGGGTATGTTCCAGATAAGATTGATAAGTTGGCTGAGTAATGACAACAATGGAAGAGGCACTAGCACAGCTAGACCCAAGAATTCGCAAACGCTTGTCTAATGGTGCAGGGTTTAAAACAGATTTTCAGCCTACTCCTAGTTTTGGATTAAACCGTGCTTTAGGTGGTGGATTGCCATATGGTCGTCAGGTTCTTATCTGGGGATCAAAGTCAAGTGCTAAGTCTTCACTATGTCTTCAAATGGTTGGTCTTGCACAGGCAGAAGGTAAGCTCTGTGCTTGGATCGATGCAGAAATGTCATACGACGAAGCGTGGGCAAAGAAGCTTGGGGTAGATACAGAGAACTTAATTGTTTCTCAGGCTCGTACTATTAATGAGATGGTAGATGTGGGTACAGCACTTATTAATGCAGGTGTAGACCTAGTAGTAGTTGATTCTATTACATCATTGCTACCTGCTATTTATTTTGAGAAAGACTCTGATGAACTCAAGCAACTTGAAAATACTAAACAGATTGGTGCGGAGTCACGAGACTTTAGCAACGCTTGGAAAATGATTAACTATGCTAATAACAAGGTTAAGCCAACTCTATTTGTTCTGATCTCGCAGTCACGCAATAATATCTCTGCTATGTACACACAGCAACAGCCTACAGGTGGACAAGCAACTAAGTTCTATTCATCTACAGTCATTAAACTATTTAGTTCTGAGTCAGATAATCAGGCTATTAAGGGCAAGATTCCTGTCAGGGATAAGCTCATTGAAGAAAAAATTGGTCGTAAGGTTAAGTGGGAATTACAGTTCTCTAAGACCTCTCCAGGCTTCCAGAGCGGTGAATATGACTTTTACTTCCGTGGGGACAAGGTAGGAATTGATAGCGTTGGTGACCTTGTAGACACCGCTGAGATGGCAGGTATTGTATCTCGTACAGGTGCTTGGTACATTGTATCGGAAGATAAAAAGGTTCAGGGTAGAGAAGCATTTATTAACTATGTCAAGGAGAATGACGACTTCCGTAAAGACATAGAGGATCAATTAAATGTCAGCTAAATACGATGTTCATAAGGGTAAGTTTAATTGTCATACCTGTAAAACAGAAGTATCATCAATTAGATGGTATTGGACGTTAAAAGAATTAACTTGGTTATGTCCAGATGGACACCTTAGTAAAGTTGATCTTAACACTAAAAAAAGTAAGGGTAGTTATGAGCGAGAAGAACGAAAGTAAGAGAATTGGTGCGAAACAACATAAAAATTCTGGACGTAATACGACCAAAGGTGATGCTACTTGGCGACAGTTTATTGTTGATTTTAAAGAAGTATCGAAATCATTTACTATCAATAGGGAGGTTTGGGCTAAAGCTACGACTGACGCAATACGTGGTAATAAAGACCCAGCAATTATTATTGTACTTGGCGAGGGTAATTCTAAAGTAAGACTAGCAGTCATTGAGCTAGAGATACTAGAACAATTGACTGAATCACCAGAGTAGTGTATAATAGAAGGATAGTAGAAATTGGAAACAATGGAAGAAACAAAGACAACATTAGAACGAGTCAACGGTCTTACCGAGATCGCTGACTTTATGAACGATGAAGAGCTTACAGAAGCTCTTACGTTTATTGCAAAGGTTATTTTCAAGCCAGAGATTCCTGCACAGGTAGCCTCTATTGAGATTGTTCGCTTGCAAGCCATTGCTGCTAAAATGTCATTCAAGGCTACTTGGATGGCAAACGTAGATAAGGGAGATAGGGCGAAGAAGAATATTTATTTTACGGCTGCTAGTTCAATTAATGAACTTGTTGCTGCACTTAAATATATTACTCGTTAAAAATATTATGGCAAAAAATTTACTAAATCAGGTTATGCTTAAGAACGTTGAGGACTCAAAGTCTTCGTTCTTAGATACCCAAGAATTAATTCAAAAAATCCAACACGGATATATTATTAATCGTGTGGATAAGCACCAGCAAAAGAAAACATTCGCCCCTAGTACTATTGCGTTCTCTCACGGAGAATGTCCTCGCTATTGGTACATTGCTTTTGAGGGTGCAACCTTTACTGATAACGCAGATGCATATGGTGGAGCCAATATGACTGCTGGTACAAAGTCACACGAACGTATCCAGGCAGCTATGGCAAATGTACCAGATCTTCTTGTTGACTCAGAATTTAAAATTACAAGTCAAGATCCACCTATCTTTGGTTACGGCGACGTAATCTTAAAATGGGGTGGAGAAGATTTGCTTGGTGAAATTAAAACAATGCCAAGTGAAGGATTTGAATATCGTAAAGCGGCAGGGAAGCCAAAGCTTGGTCACCTTGTGCAGTTGCTTATCTATATGAAGATTCTAAAGAGGGAACGTGCAGTACTAATCTATGAGAACAAGAATAACCACGAGTTGCTTGTCCTTCCAGTAGTGCTAAACGATTACCTTAAGGGGTGGGTAGACAATACATTTGATTGGATGAGAGAAGTTCGTGCTGCTTGGGAAAAGAAAGAACTCCCAACTAAGAACTACCGATCAAATTCTAAGATTTGCAAGACGTGTCCAGTTAGGGCAACTTGCGATATCGCTGGTCCAGGGACTCTACAAATAAAGTCTATGGAGCCAATCAATGAAGCATTGTCAATGGTGTGACCTACAATTCAAACCAAACGTATCTTATCAAATTTACTGCTCACCTGAATGCAGGGAACAGGCAACTAGACAAAAGATAGCTGAACGATATGCTAGAAATCGTTTGAAAAAAACATCTCGTAAAAACAGAAAATGTAAAAATTGTGGAGCAAGACTTTCAATGTACAATGATGATCAGACTTGTGCTGGATGCGATATTAATCCATCTGAAGTAAGTAAAATATTAAAAGAGTTAAAGGGGATTGCTGATGGTAAAATTGAGCTTGATTAATCCAAAACCAAAAACAATTTGTTCAATTGATGCAAGCACAAACAGCCTAGCTTTTGCAATCTTTGAAGACAAGTCTTTAGTTAGATTTGGAAAGATTAATTTTACTGGTCGTAATACATATGAAAAGGTTGGAGATGCTGCAAAGAAATGTCTAGCCTTTTTTAAACAATTTAATATTGATTCTATTATTATTGAGCACACTGTATTTATTAATAGTCCTAAGACTGCTGCAGACCTTGCACTTGTTCAAGGGGCTATGCTTGGATCAGCTCAAATTAATGGTATAAAGATTGCTGGATCAGTTAATCCAATTACCTGGCAATCATTTATTGGCAATACAAAACTCTCGGCGGTAGAAAAACAAGAACTTCGCAAAGAGAATCCTAACAAATCCGAATCTTGGTATAAGGGGCAAGAACGTGAAATTAGAAAACAAAAAACAATACGCTATGTTAGCACGTATTATAATAAGTCTGTTAGTGATAATGACGTGGCAGATGCTATCGGAATTGGTCACTGGGCTATCCACAATTGGGAGAAGGTTGACAAATAAGCTTATGGCTGCTAAACTATATCAAAGCGAGGCGTGGCTTCGCAAACGCTATCACCTTGACCGCAAGACTCCAGAAGAAATTGCAAAAGAATGTGGTACAAGCGTTGAAACAATTTATGTATACCTTGCAAAGTTTGGACTAAGAAAGAGTAAACGATGAGTGAAAATATTAAAATTACGGTAGACCAAGTTAATCATCCACCTCATTACACGCAGGACCCAAGTGGAGTTGAGTGTATTCAAATAACACGTCACCGTAACTTTAATGTTGGAAATGCATTTAAGTATCTATGGAGAGCAGGACTTAAAGACCAGGCTAAGACAATCCAAGATCTTGAAAAAGCTATTTTTTATATTCAAGATGAAATTAAAAGACTTGAGGGCAAATTCTAATGGCTAGACTTCGTAAGACAGAGTATACTGGAAAGATGATTGTAGATCCTTTTAACCGTGTACACCAAATGCCGTATGAGAACTTCACTATTGAGCGTGGAGACCTTATTAAAATTACTGGAGAGTATGGAACACGCTTTAAGTTTGAATCTGTAACAACCAATCCTGTTAATGGTGCAGTATGGGTAGACTGCTTTGAGATGTGGAGAGGTCGCCAGGGAGCGTACCGTTCATTCTCTATTGACCGTGTAAAGCGTATTCCAAAGCGTAGACCAAGGAAGGTTAAGTCCAGTGTCGTTTGAAGACCTTACAGTAGAACACCTTGATGAAGTAAACAGGGTTGTTGAAAAGTATCTACAGGGCAATGAGCCCACCCAGATTTCAAAAGAGCTATCTATTCCTCGTCAAAAGGTTGTTGCTCACATTAAAGAGTGGCAACTTATGGCTGCAGACAATGCGTTAATTCGTGCTCGTGCAAAAGAAGCGTTAGTTGCTGCAGATACTCACTATAATAAACTAATTAGTAAAGCATATGAGGTAATCGATGAAGCTACCACAATTGCTAATTTAGGTGCAAAAACTGCAGGTATTAAGCTAGTGCTAGATATTGAATCCAGGCGTATTGATATGCTACAAAAAGCTGGATTGCTTGAGAACAAAGAGCTGGCAGAAGAGATGCTTGAGATTGAACGTAGACAAGACATTCTTAAAAATATTCTTAAAGACATTGCTGCAGAACACCCAGAAGTACGTGACAAGATTATGCGTAGACTGTCTGAGGTATCACGCAATGACGAGGTGATTACTGTTGTCAGAGATGTTTGATGATTTTTTTGAAGTTTTAAAAGATAATAATTTTGAAGAGACCCCTGTAAATGCCAAGACTTTTGTTGAAGGCGAAGCATATCTAGGACAGCCCCCACTATCACAAATTCAATATGACATTGTTGAGGCAATGAGCCAGATATATAAACTTGAAGATTTAATTGACATTATGGGAACCGAAGAGGGGACTCGTTACTACAAGAAGTATACAAAGAACGAGGTTATCCTTCAACTTGGTAAGGGTAGTGGCAAAGACTTTGTATCTACAGTAGCTTGTGCATATATTGTATATAAACTTCTATGTCTAAAAGATCCAGCACGATACTTTGGCAAGCCTTCTGGCGATGCCATTGACATTATTAACGTAGCTATCAACGCACAACAGGCTAAGAACGTTTTCTTCAAAGGCTTTAAGTCTAAGATTGAACGTTCTCCGTGGTTTGCTGGAAAATTCTATGCAAAGGTAGATAGTGTTGAATTTGATAATGCTATAACTGTTTACTCTGGTCACTCAGAACGAGAATCACACGAAGGTCTAAACCTTATTCTTGCTGTGCTCGACGAGATCTCTGGTTTTGCACAGGAAACAAATACTGGTAATGAGCAGGGTAAGACTGCAGACAACATCTATAAAGCCTTCCGTGCCTCTGTAGACTCTCGTTTCCCAGACTTGGGGAAGGTGGCACTACTATCATTCCCTCGTTATCCTGGAGACTTTATCTCACAGCGTTATGATGATGTGATTATGGACAAAGAAATTATTACAAAGACTCACAAGTTTATTATGAACCCAGATCTTCCAGAAGATGCAGATGGAAATACTCTAGAAATTTCGTGGGATGAAGATACAATTATTAACTATAAGTATCCTGGTATGTTTGCAATTAAGAGACCTACGTGGGTAGTAAATCCCACTCGTAAGATTGACGACTTTAAATTGGCATTCTATACAGACCTTGGAGACGCTATGATGCGATTCGCCTGTGTCCCTACCTATAGCTCAGATGCATTCTTTAAGCAGATTGAGAAAGTTCAAAGTGCAATGACACTTCGTAATCCTCTGGATACCAACCGCCGCTTTGACGAGACGTTTGTACCAGATCCAGACAAGATTTATTATGTCCACGCTGACCTTGCACAACGACACGACAAGTGTGCTGTAGCAATTGCTCACGTAGATAAGTGGGTAAATATTCAAGTAATTAAAGATTACCAGCAAGTTGCACCAGTTGTTGTGGTAGATGCTGTAGCGTGGTGGGAGCCAAAAGTAGAAGGTCCTGTAAACCTGTCAGAAGTAAAGCAGTGGATCCAGAACCTTCGTCGTCTAGGATTTAACCTAGGAATGGTAAGCTTTGACCGCTGGCAATCATTTGATATTCAGAATGAACTCAAGCAAGTTGGCATTAGAACAGAAACTGTATCTGTTGCTAAGAAGCACTATGAGGATATGGCAATGCTTATTTATGAAGAGCGTCTTGCTATGCCATCCATCGATCTTTTATTTGAAGAGTTAACAGAACTTAAGATTATGCGAAACAATAGAGTTGACCACCCTCGCAAGAAATCTAAGGACCTTGCAGACGCTGTGTGCGGAGCAGTGTTCGGTGCTATTTCACATACACCAAAAGACCTTAACCTTCAAGTAGAGATTCATACGTTTAAACAAAAACCTAAAACTGCTATTGCGGATCGTCCTAAAGATGTGATAGAATATAAATCCATACCAAATGATGTCAAGGATTACCTTGATCAGTTCAATTTAATTTAGGAGCAAGACGTGAACTTTGACATTGTTTATTTTTCTAACTATTCTGGAAACACCAAAAGATTTGTAGATAAATTAGATTTAAATTCAATTAGAATTCCGATAAATGATTCTAATGACCCCATACTGGTGCAGAATAAGTTTGTATTATTTGTTCCAACTTATGGTGGTGGAAATGAAGGACACGCTATTCCAAAGCAAGTCCGTTCCTTTCTCAACGTAGCAAGCAATAGAGATAAAATTATTGGCGTTGTTGGATTAGGAAACACAAACTTTGGAGAACACTACTGCAAGGCTGCAGAAATGATTGCAGATAAGACAGGTGTACCAATTATAGGCAGGGTAGAAATATTCGGCACAGAAGAAGATGTAAATACAATTAATGAAAGGTTGGCGATGTTAGTATGACAAACGCATATAGTTACCACGAGCTAAACGCAATGCTGAATCTCTACGACGAGAATGGTCAGATTCAGTTTAATAAAGATAAGGAGGCTGCAAAGGCATATTTTCTTGATCACGTAAATCAAAACACTGTCTTCTTCCACAGTCTTCAGGAAAAGCTAGACTATCTAGTTGAACACGAATACTATGATAAAGATGTTCTAGACCTATACGACTTTCCATTTATTAAATCAGCATTTCAACACGCATACGCCAAGCGTTTCCGCTTCCCAACATTCCTTGGAGCATATAAGTTCTACACTTCTTATGCACTCAAGACATTTGATGGCTCACGATACCTAGAACGATTTGAAGATCGTGTAGTTGTTACAGCTCTTATGCTTGCTAATGGAAATAAAAAACTTGCGATGGACATAGTTGATGAACTAATTTCTGGTCGTTTCCAACCTGCTACACCAACATTTCTCAATGCTGCAAAGAAACAAAGGGGAGAGTTTGTTTCTTGCTTTCTACTCCGTATTGAGGATAATATGGAATCGATTGCTCGTGCAATTAATTCCTCACTCCAGCTTTCAAAGCGTGGTGGTGGTGTAGCACTAAACCTTACAAACCTTCGTGAAGCAGGTGCTCCAATTAAAAAGATTGAGAACCAATCTTCTGGAGTCATTCCAGTAATGAAACTTCTCGAAGACTCATTCTCTTATGCTAACCAGTTAGGTGCTCGTCAGGGGGCTGGGGCAGTGTATCTAAACGCACACCACCCAGACATTCTTAGTTTCCTAGACACTAAGCGTGAGAACGCAGATGAAAAAATGCGTATTAAGACTCTTAGTATTGGCATTGTTATTCCAAACATTACATTAGAGCTTGCTAAGACAAATGAAGATATGTACCTCTTCTCGCCATATGATGTTGAGCGTATCTACGGATTGCCTATGAGTGATATTTCAGTTACTGAAAAGTATGGAGAAATGGTTGACAATCCCGATATTCGCAAGACAAAGATTAAGGCTCGTGTCCTGTTTGAACGTATCGCAGAACTTCAATTTGAGTCAGGGTATCCTTACATTGTCTACGAAGACACGGTAAACGATGCTAACCCAATTGATGGTCGTATCAATATGTCCAACCTTTGCTCCGAAATTCTTCAGGTAAACACACCAACAACATACAACGCAGACCTGAGCTACGATAGCATTGGTAAAGACATCTCTTGCAACCTTGGCTCACTAAACATTGCTGCAGTTATGGATGGTCAAAACTTTGAAAAGACTATCGAAACATCAATCCGTGCATTGACAGCAGTTGCAGATATGTCTTACATCGAATCTGTAATGTCAATTGCTGAGGGCAACAAGAAGTCTCGTGCTATTGGTCTAGGACAGATGAATCTACACGGCTATCTTGGTCGTGAGCAAATTCACTACGGCTCTGAAGAAGGTATTGACTTCACCAATATCTATTTTTACACTGTCCTGTACTACGCTCTAAAGGCATCTAACAAGCTTGCTAAAGAGACTGGTAGCCCATTCGACGGCTTTGAGCGTTCTAAGTATGCAACTGGTGAGTTCTTTACCAAGTACATTGAGCAGGAATGGAAGCCAGCAACTAAGAAGGTTGCCAAGCTATTTACAGATTCAAAGATTGAGATTCCTACACAGCACGACTGGGAAACACTTGCCAAGTCTGTCAAAAAGCACGGTATATATAACCAAAATCTTCAGGCAGTACCACCAACAGGATCAATCTCATACATCAATAACTCAACATCATCGATTCACCCTATCGCATCTCAGATTGAGATTCGTAAGGAAGGAAAGCTTGGTCGTGTCTACTACCCTGCACCGTTCCTTACAAACGATAATCGTGAATACTTTGCCGATGCATATGAAATTGGACCAGAGGCTATCATTGATACCTACGCTGCAGCCACACAGCACGTAGACCAGGGGCTGTCATTAACCCTATTCTTCAAGGATACTGCTACAACACGTGATATCAACAAGGCACAGATTTATGCCTTTAGTAAAGGAATCAAAACAATTTACTACATCAGAATTCGACAGCTTGCCCTTGAGGGAACTGACGTATCAGAGTGTGTAAGTTGTATGCTTTAGGAGGCAAATATGATAACA